TGCACAGATGTAAAAAATGTAGAGTGTATGAAAACTTTGAACAACATAAGAGAAATAACCCTAGACGTATGTGGGTAAACGGTAGATACATATCAACAAGACACCCTTTGTACAAACCCGGACGCTACAAGAACTTTGAAGACGCAGCGTTCAGTAGTTTAGCTAAGTATGAACTGAGTGTCGAGGGTCAGGTGTACGTCATCACTAACCCTAACTTCCCTGACTGGGTAAAGGTGGGTATGGCTATTGACGCTGAGGACCGCCTAAATAACTACCAAACTTCTTCACCTTTTAGGGATTATGTGTTACAATATTACTATGATGTAAACAATCGAAGAGAAGCAGAATCACAGGCACACACAGAGCTACAGAAGTCCTACGAACGTAGAGGCGAGTGGTTCAAATGCACACCGGAGGAGGCCAGAGTTGTCGTCTCTAGTACAGCGGAAGAGTACAAATGAAAAGCACTTACAACCTAGTTAGTGACATATATAAACTTGTGGAGTCCAAAGAAGTAGCAGAAGGAGTGGACATTGAAGCATGTATAGACCAGTTCGGTGAAGCCGTGAAGGTACTCATGCGTCAAGAGTTCACAGAGAAGAGGGACGACTCACGTAAGTTACGTATGTCCAACATAGGGCGTGAGGACCGCTACTTGTGGAACGTGTACAACGACGTGGACAAAGGTGAAGACATACAGCCACACACCTACGTCAAGTTCCTCTATGGACACATCATTGAAGAACTACTACTGTTCCTCACAAGAGCTGCGGGTCACGAGGTGACAGACGAGCAGAAGAAGTGTGAGGTCAACGGTATCAAAGGGTCCATGGACTGCAAGATTGACGGGGTTGTGACTGACGTGAAGTCTGCGTCCACCTTTGCTTTCAAGAAGTTCAAGGAAGGCACACTGGCTTATGACGATCCTTTTGGGTACGTGGCGCAGATCAAAGGATACGCGCACTCCGAAGGTGAGACCAAGTTCGGCTGGCTGGCAATGGACAAACAAAATGGACACCTAACGTACCTACTGTACGATACAGAGGACACACAGGCTCCTATCCATGACCTAATTTCCTACGACATTGGGGAAAGGATTGAACACATAAAAAAGGTCGTAGAGCAGAAGGAACCACCAAGCGTTTGTTACGAACCTATCGCAGATGGAAAGAGTGGCAACCAGAAACTCGCTATAGGATGTTCTTACTGCTCTTACAAAAAGGAGTGTTGGCCTTCGGTCAGAGGGTTCGCATATTCATCAGGTCCACGTTATTTAGTAGAGGTACACAATGAGCCGAAGGTCCAAGAAATCGAAGTTTCGTAGTGTCTTTGAGGAACACACAGCGGAAGTACTGAAGGGTTTTGAGTACGAACCGTTTACGATTCCTTACACAATACACAGAAACTATAGACCTGACTTCGTACACATCGCTAGTAATACACTAGTTGAATGTAAGGGTTTCTTCAGGGAAGGAGACACCAAGAAGTACACGAGTGTCAGGGACAGTTTGGAAGAAGGTCAAACGCTGGTGTTTGTACTCATGAACCCAAACAAGAAAATAAGAAAAGGAGCTACGATGACGATGGCCCAATGGTGCGACAAGGAAGGACTTGCGTGGTACACTTTAGACACAGTAGAGGAGTTGATGAAAGATGTCTCTAACTATGGAAGAAATTAAGGAACGACTGCTACGTGCCTACGATCCTGACGACTTTCTGGAAAGTTTAGAAATAACTTCAGAGGAAATACTGGACAGGTTTGAAGACAAGTTAATCAACAGGCTAGAAAAGTTTGCAGAGGAGTTAGAAGGTGAAGAGGAGAACGAAGATGAGTATTGACATAGCGACACCAGAGGAGTGGAACAAGGTCAAAACTGTCGATCTTGTGGAGAAACCTCCTCATTACAACCAAGGAGGTATCGAGGCTATCGAAGCAATCAAAGCAAGTATGCCTAGAGAAGACTTCCATGGTTACCTCAAAGGTAATGCACTGAAGTACTTATGGCGCTACCACTACAAAGGAAAACCCGTAGAGGACCTTCGTAAGTGCAAGTGGTACTTAGACAGACTCATACAGGAACTTATCTAATGAAAGTAATCGAGGGAAACTTTAATGGCAAAGAAGAAAAGATACCTGTACCTAAAGTATTTGACGCAATTATGTCGGTGGAGAAACTAGAGGACTACAAAGACGCCTTTTGTATAATCAAGTCGGAGGAGTTTGTAGTAGTCTCGACTAACATTGACCCACTAGAGCTTTACTTTGTGTTGGATCAGCTTAAGATGTCACTATTAACCGGAGGAGAATACGAATTATAATGGACGCATATCAAGAATACATACACAAGAGCCGCTACGCACGTTACTTACCAGAGGAGCAGCGTAGGGAAACATGGAAGGAAACTGTGGACCGCTACTTAGACTTCTGGGTCAGTAAGGAGAAGCTGACAACAAAGGAAGCCAAGAGTCTATTCGACGGTATCTACAATCTGGACGTAATGCCCAGCATGAGGGCACTGATGACTGCAGGGGAAGCTCTGGACAGGGACAATGTAGCTGGGTTTAACTGCTCCTATCTACCTATAGACCACCCTAAAGCCTTTGACGAAATGATGTACGTACTTATGTGTGGCACTGGAGTGGGCTTCAGCGTTGAACGCCAGTACATAACTAAACTACCAGAGGTTGCGGAAAAGTTCCATGACACAGATACCATTATACACGTCGCTGACAGCAAAATTGGATGGGCTAAAGCGTACCGGGAGCTTATCGCAATGCTCTTTAGTGGTCAAGTACCCAAGTGGGACGTATCTGGAGTTAGGCCTGCAGGGTCAGCCCTTAAAACCTTCGGAGGTAGAGCGTCTGGCCCAGAACCTCTTGTTGACCTGTTTAACTTCACCGTTGACGTCTTTCGGGCCGCTGCTGGAAGAAAGCTTAGTTCCATCGAGTGTCACGATCTCTGCTGTAAGATTGCACAAATCGTTGTCGTTGGAGGAGTCAGACGTAGCGCCCTCATCAGTCTCAGTAATCTTACCGACGACAGGATAAGACGAGCTAAGTCAGGGCAGTGGTGGGTAGATAATCCTCAGCGTGGCTTGGCTAACAACTCAGCTTGCTACACAGAGAAGCCTGACTTTGAAGCCTTTTTAAACGAGTGGAAGTCTCTGTACGAGTCACGGTCAGGCGAAAGAGGTGTCTTTAGTCGTGTCGCAAGTCAACGTCAGGCAGAGAAGAATGGCCGTAGAGACGCCAGCTTTGACTTCGGTACTAACCCGTGTTCAGAGATCATCCTACGTCCGTACCAGTTCTGTAACCTGTCTGAAGTAGTAGTCAGAGCAGAGGACACACTGGACACTCTACGTGCAAAGGTGAGGTCTGCAGCCATCTTAGGGACGCTACAGGCTACTCTAACTGACTTCAGGTACTTACGTAAGATCTGGAAGGACAACACGGAAGAGGAAGCGTTACTAGGTGTATCACTAACAGGAATCATGGACCATCCAGTTATGTCAGGGAGGAAGAGCCGTGCAGAACTACAGGAGTGGCTCACGGAGCTTAAGAAAGAGGCTATTAAAACTAACCGCACTTGGGCTTTACGGCTTGGCATCAATGTTAGCACTGCCATTACTGCTGTTAAGCCTTCCGGTACTGTGTCTCAGTTGGTGGACAGCGCGTCTGGCATCCACCCTAGATACTCAGAGCAGTACATACGACGAGTAAGGGCAGACGCAAGAGACCCTCTGTGTGCTGTCCTAGAGGCCGCTGGAGTGCCTGTGGAGATAGACGTGACTTCTGCTACTACTAAGGTCTTCTCGTTCCCTATAAAGTCTCCTAAGAAGGCTGTAGTAGCGACTGACATGGGAGCCATGGAGCAGCTTGAGTTATGGGAGTTGTATCAGGACTACTGGTGTGAGCACAAGCCTTCCATGACTTGCTACTACAGAGACGACGAGTTCCTAGAGGTGGGTCAGTGGTTGTACAACAAGTTCGACAAGGTTAGTGGCATAAGCTTCCTACCTTACTCAGAACATACGTACCAGCAAGCACCCTATGAGCCTGTGGACCTAGAGACGTACCAGAAGCTAGTCAAAGAGTTTCCAAAGACTATCGAGTGGGACATTGTTGAGGAAACAGACATGACCGAAGGGTCACAACAGTTGGCCTGTGTTGGCAACAGTTGCGAGATCTAGTCCTCTAGTAAACCTAACTTTTCAAACAAGCGTTCCCCTGTTGTCATACGTAGCACTCTGTCTACGTTGGCAACACCGGGGAGGTACGTTTGACCTGCACGTAGTAGTGGAGTGAGGGGCTCAGGCTCATCTGTTATTACTCTTTCACCTGCTGTAAACAACCCACTGCCTAACCTAAAACCAGCAGATATAGGAGCAGGTATAGGCTCAAAAGGTTTCCCACCGTATTCTTCTGCTCGAATGTTAATGAGACCACTTGACATGTTAGACGCAAGTTGATTCATCATGGAAGAACTTATGCCTTCAGGAGTCATTAGTTCTTCCAGAGTCTTGTCATTAGACAAGTCAAGAGTTTTTCTGAAGTCGTCCCAGACACCTGCTGCAACACCAAAGATACCTGCGTACTTAGCAGAGTTGAGCATAGCTTCTTTGGCTGCTTCTGCTCCTTCTTTAGTGTTTAAGCCTTTGTCTTTAGCCCTTAGTATGTTTTGACCAACGTCGTTTCTCAAGCTGTTCATTTGCTTGTTCATGTAGGACAACATGCTGTACGCCATTCGTCCATTGGGATTGTCGTGAAAAGCCTTTGGCATTGTGCTTGCGCTAACAGGCTGCCATTTGTTCATTGCAGCACCAGCAAAGTTAATAACCCAAGGGTCACTAAGGTCTTTATCTTTCAAAGCGCTTACTGTAGCTTTAAACTCAGCCTCTGTTAAACCACGCATACCGTCATGCTTCCTGAGTTTAGCTAAAGCTTTTTCAGAACCGTCGTTAGCAAGGTCAATACCACGTTGAACAGCAGAGTTACTTAAGATCTCTTGACCCATCCTGTTGACAGTCTGGACACCAGAAAACTTATACAGTTTTTTACTCAGGTAATCTACACCACGAACAAACTTATCGTTTAGTTTAGTCCAGCTTGCAGATTCAGCAGCGTCGTTCATTGA